CGGATATGCTCCGACTGCAACGCTATCATATACAGTTGTATCAGCAACCATTGCCGGTGGATCAGGCGGTACTGGTTATGCAGTTGGAGATACTATTGCATTGCTGAGCAATGTTAGTGTTAGCATGATTGTATCAAGCATTTCAGGTGGCGGCGCTACTGGTCCAATCGCTACTGTTTCGATTACAACAGGTGGTACTTGGGCGTTACCAGTTACATATATTAACAGCACATTCCCGATAAGCAGTGCCACAGGAACTGGAGCACGATTAGCACTATCGTTCGGAATCGGCGCCATAACACTTACTGGCAACGGTGATGGTTACACCACAACTCCGCCGACTATCGCAATAGGTGCACCTGGCGGAAGTGGTGTTACTGCCACTGCCACTGCGACATTGAGTTCGGGAACTGCAACTAAAATTAAAATAATCGAAGCATGGTCGAACAATGCCGGAGCCGATGTATTCTTAAGATATCTAGGCGAGTACTAATGCATCCGTTAGTCGGTGAACTGTCAGCCCTTAAAGATGGAGAGCTCGAAACAAAAATTTCCGAGCTTACCAAAAAATATTTTATGACTACTAATCCTGGAATTAAATCCCAGATAGCTACATTGTTAGAAAATTATCGAATTGAGCTAACAACACGAAGAAATTCAGAATGGCAAAAAATGGTTGAAAATCGTGATAAAGGCCTTGACAAACTGGTCAACATCAGTTAAACTATAGGCTATGCGCCTAGATAAATTCAGTAATCCGATTTTTAATTCATCAGATATTTTTCGAGCCCTGTATCAGGGCAAACTTTCTAACCTAAAAGATATTACAGTAGACTACACTGATGATATCAAACAATTAGAAGAAACTGCTGGATTTACATTCCAACAATTTAACGAACACTTAAATCAAATTAATATTGAAGATTTTGATCAAGCGTTGCAAAGCGAATGGTTCATGCCTGCCGAATACAAAGAGTTTGACGTAGAGGAATTTTGTCTAGGTAGATGCACTAGTCAGGAACAAATTACTCGTGTATCGGAGGAGCTGTCCGAATATCGTAAACGTGGCATGATTCCACTATTGCAATGGATTAAGTATTTTGTAGATAATTGCACTAATAATAATATAATTTGGGGTGTAGGACGTGGTTCAAGTGTAGCCAGTTTTGTGCTGTTTTTACTGGGCGTACATCAGATAGATTCTGTCAAATATAATTTAGACTGGCAGGAATTCTTGAGATAAGTAGTAATATAATCGAGGAGATTAACATGGCAATGAAAGAACAACAAAGATCAGTATATCGTTCAATGAACGGTAAAGAAGTTGATATGAATAAACTCATCAATATCAACGAATTAACACCAGCGGTGGGCAATATGCGAGTTAATGCTCGCGGTGATGAACTGGGCCCTGGTGGACAAATTATTCGAAAAAGAGAAGAGATTTTGGCTGCAAGTCCAGAAAATGCAGTTCCGGATCAAATTAATGTAAGACCAGCAGATCCAGAGCCCGTAACAAAAATAACTACAAAAGTTGCGCCAGCAGTTACAGTAGTTAAGAATGTGGCAGATCAGGATCCTGAAGGGAAAGAATAATGGCTGTATACGGCAAACTTATTCCGCTCCATGACAACGTATTTGTCACTGATATGAATTTTGATGAGCAGGTTACTGCTACAGGGATTGTAATACTCAGTGATGATGGTAAGGACGCTGGCATCAAGCCTCGCTGGGGTCGTGTTTATGCTGTTGGGCATGAGCAACAAGATGTCAAAGTCGGTGAATGGATTTTAATCGAGCACGGACGTTGGACTCGAGCTATAAAAGTGGTAGACGAAGATGGTTCTGAAAGAAAAATATTTAGAGTAGATACTAACTGTATTCTCATAAGTGCTGATGAACCCCCAAAAGAATTATCATTTGGTCTATCAGCAATCGATCTAAGTCCGCCTACATTTGACTTCCACCCAGAATAATCAACAGACTATTCGAGCAACAGGGCTATTGACTAGCCCTGTTTTCACCTGTATAATAAAGTATAAAGGAGAATCTTATGAGTACACATGAAGAAGCAGTAGCAGATATTAAAAAGGCAAAAAGTGTTTTAGATGCAGAACCTACACTAATATCTAAAAAGTTTTTTACACATACTAGCGTTAGTATGGTTAAGAGTGGATTTCGCATTTTAGCAGGCGTAGCATTATGTTTTGGTGATTTTGTAGTTGCTGGGGCATTGTTAGTTGTTGCTGAACTACTAGGAATCGCAGAGGAACTAGTGTAATGGACATGGATCAAGCGGCTGTCTGGTTAGGCGGCAGTATCTTAACAATGTTGGGATTTGTTGTAGTAGTAGTAGGTATTGTTGCGATTAACAATATTATCGCTCAGTTCTGGAAACCTATACGCATCTTTACAACAGATAGTTGGGCCGGAATTAATCCGCCGCAACAATTTATTAATCAAGAACAATTAGACAAGAAGGAACCAACATGAAAGAGCTTTGGGTAGAAAAATATCGACCTAGCAAAGTTGATGGATATGTCTTTCGAGATGCTCATCAAAAAAGCCAAGTTGAAAGTTGGATCAAACAAGGAACTATTCCGCACTTGTTGTTTAGTGGTAATGCTGGTATTGGTAAGACAACATTGGCTAAAATTTTGTTTAACGAGCTAGATCTTAATCCGTTAGATGTATTAGAAATCAATGCGTCACGTACAAACTCAGTTGAAGATGTGCGTGATAAGATTGTAAACTTTGTCCAAATGATTCCGTTTGGTGATTTTAAGGTAGTACTATTAGATGAAGCAGATTATTTGTCACCTAACGCTCAAGCGGCACTTCGTGGGGTAATGGAAACATATCACACAACCGCTAGATTTATTCTTACTTGCAATTATCCTAACAGAATCATTCCTGCTTTGCATAGTCGATGCCAGGGATTTCACATTGAGCGTGTCGATCTTAATGAGTTTACCGCTCGTGTTGCTACTATTCTTGTTGAAGAAAACATTGAGTTCGACCTTGATACGCTAGACACATTTGTCAAAGCAACCTATCCAGACTTGCGCAAGTGTATTAATACTGTGCAAATGAACTCGATGGAAGGTAAACTACACACTCCTGAAAAGGGTGATAGTGGGCAAGCTGACTATAAACTTGAAATGGTTAGTTTGTTCAAAGCAGGTAAAATTAACGAAGCAAGAAAACTTGTTTGTAGCCAAGCACGTCCAGAAGAGATGGAGGAAGTGTATCGATGGTTGTATGATAATATTGCAATCTTTGGTGATGAAGAAAAGCAAAACAAAGCTATCCTTATTATCAAGCAAGGTCTAGTAGATCATACGCTGGTGATTGATCCAGAGATCAACTTGTCGGCAACTTTAATTAGACTAAGCTATCTATGAAACAACGACTAATCGATGCATACATGACTACTGCCGAAACATTCGCAGAACTTAGTCATGCTCGTAGATTACATGTGGGTGCTATTGTAGTCAAGGATGATAGAATTATTAGTATTGGCTACAATGGCATGCCGGCAGGTTGGGATAACAATTGCGAGGATGAGATTGGACATGTGCTAGACGTTGATGAAAATGTTGTTGAAATTAGATTAAAAACTAAACCAGAGGTGCTACATGCTGAAACAAATGCAATTGCCAAGTTGGCTAAATCTAACGAATCTGGTATGGGTGCTACTATGTTTATTACCCATGCTCCATGTTTGGACTGTGCCAAACTTATCTACCAAAGTGGTATTGGCAGTGTTCTATATAGGGACGCTTATAGGGATACTAGTGGCGTCACGTTTCTTGAAAAATCGGGGATAGAAGTTACGCAGGTGAAAAAGGGCTCTTAGAGCCCTTTTCCTACATCCTATTATTCTCCATAAACCGCTAACACCTCCTTCACGGCATTATGGCGTTCGATGTCTTTGTGATCAAACTGCACTATATCAATGTGCTTTAGTGCAGGTTTATCTGAAATTAGATTACAAAAATTTATTAAACCGTTATCGTTTAATCGATCTGCTTGCCCTAAATCTCCTGTCACTACCATTTGTGAACCCTCTCCTAGACGGGTTAGTAGCATTTTCATTTGATTGATTGTGGCATTTTGCATTTCGTCTGCAATAATGTATGCATTTTTAAATGTGCGGCCACGCATATAGGCCAATGGACTTATCTCGATAGTTCCTTCCTCCAACATTTTGGCAATGTCTTTTTGTTGATAATAGTCTGCGAATACGTCGAATATGGGTCTCGTCCAGGGTGCCATCTTTTCATTTAGCGTACCTGGTAAAAATCCTAAATCCTCATCTACTGAAACGGCGGGTCTTGTAACCACGATTTTGTCAACTTTTCCCTCTTGGAATAACTTAATCCCATTCTGCACAGCCAACAGGGTTTTACCTGTACCGGCTGGGCCGATAGCAAATATAATACTTTTCTGTTCGTCATGTAGTTTGCTGAGATAAAGCTTCTGATTGGCGTTACGTGCTTGAATTACAACACGTTGTTTTTTTGCCGGGAGATACGTCGGAAAATCAATGATATTAACTTCTGATGTAAAACGTTTTTTCACTCGTTGTTTACTCATCTAAGTTTGCTCCTACTTTAATTAAAAAAGTAAGGCTTGCAGTGACCGCCCTGATAACTACAGAGGCCCTACACTATTATTTAACGAATACGCAAAAAAGTAAACTGATACGTTATGAATTTAAACCAGCTAAATAAGTATAGAAGATTCTGGAACCCACTATGCATGATATTTTAGACGTTATACGTAACATACAGTCTTTGTATGAAAACAACAGCAGTTTAGCTGTTCTAAAGGATTTCGAACGAGTCCTGGACGAAATGGACATGTATGTTTACGAAAACTGGGAAGACGGCGAATTAGCCTATGGTCCCAAGGTGGATCGTCATTGGATTACAGCAGGATTCATGTGGCCGAAAGATAAGATGCCTAACCCGGAAGCTGCCAAGCGTTTGACAGAATTAGGCTGTAAAGTACTGTATCAAAAAAGTCATCTGGTAGAACCACGTCAAATTAAAACAGAAGACGACCTACGTCCAGGAACAAAGAAAGGTAAGATAGATCGTCACCCTATCTGGATTGTTGAAATTCAAATGCCTAAAGTAGTAGCATTTGATATCTATCGCGGATATATGAATAAGTTAAAGAATGAAAGCCAAACTTCAATAGAACAAGGCGGTGGAACACCTCCGCCATCGGGTGCAGGAGGAATGCCTCCACCAGCACCAGCAGGAGCACCAGCACCAGCAGGAGCACCTAGTGCGGCAGCAGGTCCAGCACCCGGAGGAGCACCTGTATGAACGTAACAGAAAGTCTACGAGCAGGTGATCTTAGACACCTAGTAGGAAAAGTATTCAGTATTGACAGTCATCAAAGTAAAATTGGCAATGATGAAGATACTGTTGTATTAAGTTTTTTTGTTGACAATGAAGAACCTGCTAAAGATTTAGAAAAGTTTATAGAGATGGGTTACATGTTTGTGTTAGATGCAGATGTTACTCCTGGAGAAGGAGAAGATGGAAAATATCAAGTGTTTGTTGAGTTAGAAAGAAATCGTCATGTAGCTGAACAAATCCACGAAATAATTGAAGGTATTAAAAAATTAGCAAATCTTGACGATATGAGATTTCGATATTTTAAAAATTTTAAAAGTCATTCAGCAACATTAGATACACTAACATCAATTATTCCTAAAGATAGAAATGCATATAATCTTGCTACGGAAGAAAATAAACTACAAAATTTTAGTGAATTTTTTAAAAATAGTTATACTGATACTGTTATCATCGATGAAAGTATTAGGTTTAAAAGTACATACGGTACTCCGGTAATGTTTGACATTATCGAAAGCGGTCCTAAGAATGCAGTATATAATACTATTAAAGGACCTATTAAGCTAGAAAGTAGGGACATCTCAGAAGTATTATTCTTAACCAAAGTGATTGGTAATTATAATATAACTAAGATTAGTGATACATTTATATTTGAAAACAGCGGCTGGGCCGTAGCACTTAAAAGGAAATAACAATGAGCGGATTTAAATTTAATTTTACACAGCAACAGTTCAACGAAATAATTGGAAAGAATCCCAATGCGACTGATTGGTTTGAAGCATTATGCCAAATTTTACCAGACTATGATATTGATACAGTACCACGTGTCGCGGCATTCTTAGCACAAACAGCACACGAATCAGGCGGATATCGCGCTATTAAAGAAAACTTAAATTACAAAGCAGAAAGTCTTTGTAAAGTATGGCCACGCTATTTTCCGGATATGGCCACTGCCAAGGCTTATGAAAAACAACCAGAACGTATTGCCAACAGAGCATATGGTAATCGCATGGGCAACGGTCCAGAAGCGTCAGGCGATGGTTGGAAATTTGCTGGTAAGGGTCTTATCCAGTTAACTGGTAAGGACAACTATACCCGTTATGCTGAAAGTCTTGAAATTAGCCTGGACGAAGCCAGTGAACACTTAACAACGTTCGAAGGTTGTGTACAAAGTGCGGCTTGGTTCTGGGAAGCTAACAACTTAAATCAGTACGCAGATAGCGGTGATATTCTCACAATGACCAAACGTATTAACGGTGGTACTATTGGGTTAGAAGATCGTCAAAAGCATTATACTCACGCATTGCATGTCCTAGGTCATTAATATGTTTAGTTGGGTTCTAAGCCTCCTGCCTGAAAGTATTTTTATTTTAATATACTACATTATGCTGTCAGCAGGCATTGTGTTGTACATTGCCAGCAAACTGGTAACCTGGATTCCCATGATGGGCCAATACCGATTGCCAGCAGAGATTATCGGCGTTGTGTTATTAGTAGTTGGTGCATTCTTCTATGGCGGACATGGCGTTCAGAAGGCTTGGCTAGAGCGAGTAGCTGAATTAGAAGCCAAGGTCAAAGCTGCCGAATCTAAATCTCAAATAGTCAATACTGTGATACAAACCAAAATTGTAGAACGTGTCAAGATTGTAGAGAAGAAAGTTGAGGTTGTTAAAAAAGAAATAGAAATCCAACGAGAAGTCATCAACGCCGAATGTAAAATTAACGATATTGCTGTAGAACTTTACAATAAAGCAATTAGCGATCCAATAGAGATGAATAAATGAAAAAATTACTTTTGATTATTTTCATTTCTGCTCTAACGGCATGTAGTACAACTGCTCCAGTAGTAATGAAATTCCCAGATATACCGCAGGCACTTAAAGAACCTGCTGGAAAATTATCACCGTTAGATACTAGTAAAAAAATAGAATTAAGCGACATCATAGAAAATGCCAACGAAAATGCTGGTAAATACTATGAGTTGCGTGAGCGATATAACGCATGGATAGAATGGTATACTGAACAGAAGAAAATATTCGAATCAGTTAAATAATACAGCAGACAACTAGGAGCGAAAACTATGTCAGAAGAAGTAAAAAGCGCAAGCGAGACGAAGAAAGAAGATTGGATGAACAGCAAATGGCGTCCAATGATGGGCTGGATGTATATGTTGGTCTGTGTTATGGACATGGTTATATTTCCAATCTTATGGAGTCTATTACAGTCTTTAAATCACGGTCAAGTTTCAAGCCAATGGAATCCTTTAACCCTACAAGGTGCTGGCTTATTCCATATTGCCATGGGTGCAGTGTTAGGTCTGGCAGCATGGGGGCGAACACAGGAAAAACTGGGAGGAGCCAATAATGGCGGTATGCAACCAGTGGCACAAAGCGTCACAACAACATTTAGTTCACCGGCAGTACCAGCTCCTAGCTTCAGTAGCGCACCTCCAATACCAGCAAGCACAAGTTTTACACCTCCAGCAAGCTGGGGAACAACACCGGTAGCAACAACGGCATCTGGCAAAAAGATTGTTCCGCAAGACGATCAGCCAATAATATAAAAGGAGCGGGACATGTTAGATACATTATTTTGGGTAGCACTAGGCGCATTTGTAGGTTGGAATTTTCCACAGCCATTCTGGGCAAAGATTATTCAAGAAAAAATTCAATCAATGATTAGTAAAAAAGGAGCATAATATGAAATTAATTTTAGCATTAGTAGCAAGTTTAGCATTAGTTGGTACAGCATATGCTGGTGGCGAAATGAAAGAAGTTTGCAAACCAAAAGTAGACAAAGCAGGTAAAGCTGTTATGGATAAGAAAACTGGTAAGCAAGCTGAAGAGTGTAAAAAAATCAAAGTACACAAAAAGGTAGAAGGCGAGAAAGTTCCGGAACCTGCTAAGAAAAAGTAATCAAACTCTTGACAGGCTCCATTTAAAATAGTATAATTAATACTATTAATGGAGCCTTTTTTACGACTATGACCGATTATTACCAAACACTAGGTGTTAGCGAAAACGCTAGCCCAGAAGAAATAAAGAAAGCATATCGAAGCTTGGCTAACAAACATCATCCGGACAAGGGTGGGGATCAAGCCCGATTCAAAGATATTAGTGTTGCCAACGATATACTAGGCGACCCTCAAAAACGTGCCGAATACGATCAACAACGTCAGTATGGTGGCGGACAACAATTTCACTTTAATACTGGCAATCCATTCGGTGGCGGACATCCATTCGGAGATATATTCGGGCAAGGCGGAAACCCATTTGGTGATATATTTGGACATATGCGAGGACAACAAGGTCGACGCAACAGAGACTTAAACATCCAATGTACAGTATCATTTGTCGATAGCTTCCATGGAAAACAACTAGAAGCAAACTATCAATTGCCTAGCGGCCGCAATCAAAATGTTGTTATTAATGTGCCGGCAGGTATAAGACACGGTGATACAATTAGATACTCAGGACTAGGCGATGATTCATTCCAAGGAGTAGCTCGAGGTAATTTAAATGTTACTATTTTAGTTCAGCCCGATCCGATATATAGAAGACAAGATGATGATGTTTATATGACTGTAAACGTTACACCGATCGAAGCCATGATAGGATGTAAAAAAACTATTAGAACACTAACTGGTCAAACTATGGATTTAGATATCCGGCCTGGGGTAGAATCCGGAATAGAATATGCTAGTAATGGACACGGATTTACAAATCCGAATATAGGTAACAGAGGAAGATTTGTATCTGTTATTAACATTAGATCCACATCAGTTACTGATCCAGTAATAGTAGAACGATTAAAACAACTTAATGATGAAATTGCACAAAGAGGGTGATCCAATTCTTAAACAACCAGCGGAACCTTGGGACTTCAAGACTCATGTTAATGCGGCTGTTATAGAACGTGAGATGTTGGATCTAATGCGAGCTAGCAATGGCATAGGACTTGCTGGAAATCAAGTCGGCTTACTACGTAGAGTATTTGTCATGCGCACAACTGATGGACGTGAATTTGGATGTTTTAATCCATGGATCATGTTCGGCGATAACGATAAGATAGAAGGCAACGAAGGTTGCTTGAGCTTTCCAAATCTCTGGCTTAAGGTTGCGCGACATAATAAAATTACTGCCAGTTACCTTGACAATACAGGAAAACCATGTATAATAGAACTTGAAGGCCTGGATGCTAGATGCTTCCAACACGAACTGGATCATTTAGACGGCGTAACATTTACAGAATACGTGAGTGATTTAAAATTACAAATGGCACGGAAAAAACAAAGGAAACTAAATGGTTGAACCAAGCGACAATTTACAAGCAGTATTTGAAAAAGCTATCGATACTGCTAAAAAACTACATCACGAATATCTTACTATCGAGCACTTACTATGCGCCATGCTCATGGAAGAATCATTTGTCGCATGCCTTGAAGAGTTTGGTACGAAGCCAGAGAATTTAAAAAATCAATTACTTGACTATCTACAAAATAGATGCGGTGAAATTACAGTTTCGGACGTTGTAGTTAAACCTAAAAAAACACAATCAGTGGAACGTGTACTCAATCGTGCGTTTACACAAGTATTATTTAACGGCCGTCAAAAAATTGAACCAACTGATGTATTCTTAGCAATGCTGGGAGAAAAACGCAGTTGGGTGTATTATTATGTTGCTCTTGCAGAAATAGACAAAGACAAATTTGCTAGTTTTATTAATTCAGCTGGCGAAGAAATTGAAGAAGAACAAGACCAAAGTACTCAAAGTAGTAAAGTTTTACAAGCATATACTACTAACTTGAACGAGCAAGTTAAAAAAGGCAAGGTAGATCCGGTCATTGGACGTATAGACGAACTTGAAAATATTGCCCTAGCACTGGGTCGTCGTAGTAAGAATAACGTTATCTTAGTAGGCGATCCAGGTGTAGGTAAAACTGCCATTGCAGAGGGTCTTGCATTTAATATTGTTAAGGGTGCTGTTCCAGACTTCTTAAAAGACTATACGGTTTATAATTTAGATATTAGTGCCATGCTTGCTGGTAGCAAGTATCGTGGAGATTTTGAAGAACGTTTTAAAATGATTCTTAAAATCTTAACTAAAAAAGGCAAAACTGTTTTGTTCATCGATGAAGCACATATGATTAGCGGTGCAGGTAGTGCCGGTAATAGTGCTAACGACCTTGCTAATATGATGAAGCCTGCACTGAGCAAAGGTAATATTAAAGTTATTGCCAGTACTACATGGGAAGAATATCGCAAGCACTTTGAAAAGGATCGTGCGCTCATGCGTCGATTCCAACGTATCACAGTTGACGAACCTACTCAAGAAGTTACTATGCAGATTCTTAAAGGTATTAAAAAATACTACGAAGGATTCCATAATGTTAAGATTCGCACTGATGCATTACAAACAGCTATTAAATTAAGTGTGAAATATCAAACAGATAAAAAACTTCCAGATAAAGCAATTGATCTAATCGACTTAGCTTGTTCACGTTTTAATTTAAAACTTGCAGATGAACGAATTATTGGCGAGCGTGAGGTGCAATTTGAACTTGCTAAAATGGTTCAAATGCCCGAAGAAAAGATCATGGAAACTGAAAGTTTCACTATGTCTGCATTGCAAGATAATGTACAAGCAGATGTGTTCGGACAAGATCAAGCTGTAATCGAAATTGTAGATAAAATCATTGTTGCCCAGGCTGGACTTAAAAGCGAAAATAAACCAATTGGTTCATTTGTGTTCATGGGTCCAACAGGTACCGGCAAAACAGAAACTGCCAAGTCACTTGCTAAACACTTGGGTGTTAAGTTGCTACGCTTTGACATGTCAGAGTATCAAGAAAAACACAGTATCAGTAAGTTGATCGGTAGCCCTCCGGGTTATGTTGGCTTTGAAGAAAATGCTGGCTTGTTGATTACGCAAGTTCAAGAGAATCCAAATGCCGTGCTGTTGTTTGACGAAGTTGAAAAGTCACATCCTGATGTTTCAACTATATTGTTACAAATGATGGATAATGGTTTTATTACAGGTTCAAATGGAAAGCAAGCCGATTGCCGTAATTTAATTCTTATTCTTACTACCAATGCTGGTGCCAACGAAGCAGAAAAGAATGCCATTGGCTTTGGCGCACAAGAAAAGGATTATAGCGATAAAGATCTTAAAAAGTTCTTTACACCTGAATTCCGTAATCGTTTAGATGCTGTTATTACATTTAACAAATTACATCGTGAAACGATTGTTAAGGTTGTTGAGAAATTCCTAGACGAATTGCGTACACAAGTTAAAGATAAGAGTATTAAAATAAAAGTTGATAAAGAAGCAATCAATTGGCTAGTTGACAATGGCTATGATAGCAAAATGGGTGCTCGTCCACTGCAACGTGTAATTGATAAGGAAATCAAGAAAGATCTTGCTAAGATGATGTTGTTCGGAGAACTTCGAGGTGGTGGATGGTTAATTGTTAATGTAGTTGATAACAAGATTGCATTGTCAGCAAAAGGAAAACCTGCAATTGAGGTTCCTTTGCTAACCGTCGAAGAAAACAAAGAAAATGTTAACCAAGATAACTAATCGACTGTTTAACAACAAGTACCAATACAAATTAGTATTGATATGCGGTGGCGCCTCTTGTTTTAGAGATAAAGACTTTAATCATATAAGAGAGCGCCTTGCTAAAATTAACTTTCAAGATCTATCTCCTCGAACTTATTATAATTCGGGAATTAAAAATAAAGAAGAACTAGATTGGACTTTACAATTACTAGTAGCTTTCCAAGGTATGGATAACTATACATTAAGAGTAGAGCAACCGTTCTTATCAATTTACACAAACACAAAAAAACATGTTGACCAGCTAATTAAACTTGCTCCGGCAGACAAAGTCAAATACGTAAGCGTTCCTCCTGCAAACAATCCCTTAACTGAAAATACAATAATTACAACTAAACTTGACTTTGATTATCGTATTACGCTAGGCAAAACTACCCGAGAACACAGTGCATTTGTATTGTGGGCAGAAAACAATAAAAAACTTAGATTAACAAAGAGTTGCATCAAAGCTCTACACAAGCCCAGCAGTTGGGGCGGTACATACTTCTATATTTCCGGCGATAACAACCTACTCATGGCTAAAATGCACTTAGGTGAAGCTATAAACAGGGTAGATCGCATTATAAAGTCTAATCCATAAGTCCGTTAAGCGATAAATACTCTAACCGCAGAGTATTCTGCTGTCTTTTAATTACGGATCAAAAATGCGCATACAAGAACTACTAGAAGGTAAATTTTTCAAAGACATCGACTTTATTAAACAGGGCGAGAAGGGCCGTGAATTAAACTACGATCTAATAGACGATGTGGCTCATTTCATGAACGAAGATGACGATGCGTATCGTCGTCATACTCACCCTGCTATCATGCACTGTGTCGACTGCATGAAACGCCATGTTAAACCTAAAGCAGATATCTTTGCTCAAGCGATCAAAGAATGCTACAAGATGTATGTTAAAAAGTTCCCAATCCGTGAACTGCCCGACGAATTAGACGAAGAAACTACCAAACAAATTTGTGATAAAATGCACGAAGACGTTATCCAACACATTGGTGATGGAAAGTACAAGGACTAACAGTGCGATTACGTGAGCTTTTTATTCGTGAAGCCAAGCCAGCTGATGACGACAGCATGGAAAAATATGGACGGCCGTTTAACCACCCGGAGCATTTGGTATTCTTCAAAGGTAGTAAAGGTACTATAGAAGCACTAAATCATTTTAAAGAAATTGCTACTGAACAAGAAGGTGCTACTACTGTTAGAGGCAAATGGGACGGCAATCCTCAGATATATTGGGGTAGAGAAGTTGCCAATGGCCCGTTAATACTAGCAGGACATAATCAATGGTCACGTGGAGTTAAGGGCGATAGCAAAAAAGCAGTGTATGATTTCATTGCCAACCAAAGTGGCAAAGCAACAACTCCCGAAGACATCAAAAAACGTCGACAGTTTGCTCTCAATTTTAGCAATCTATATCCCATATTTGATGCCGCTACCCCCAAAGACTTTGTAGGCTTTGTGTATGCTGACAGTCTGTTCGGCGTTGATCCAGCATTGAATAAAGAATTGATCGAGATGGAAGGTTATCCAAGAGGTGTTTGGACGTTTGCCCCTAATCCTAACAGCAATACGAGATATTATGTAGATGCTGATCCTGCTAACAGTAATTTAGGAGATCGTATTGCACGAGCTAAAGTCATGGTCGTAGGTCATGCCAAGTTTGACAGATATGGTGCTGGAGATAAAGAACAACAGCCTATTGACGACTTTAGTATGTTTGATAATACTCCAGGGTTGATTGTGCAGGGTCCTATATACACTAGCACAGGCAGTGGTCAAGACACTAAAGAAGTTGATGATATAATCAATCAAGTGGTTGATGAGGTATCAGGAGTTGGAGCCAACCTAGATGCATTTATTGCCAGTTTACCAGATGCAGATAAAAACGGAATATTCTATCCATTCTTTAATGCTATGAGTGGATTACATGCAAGGAACGAACAAGCATTTGACAGCATAACAGGTGATACATTTACTGGGTGGATGCTTAAGAAAGGTGTGAGTAAAAACAAGCAAGCACACATTATCGAAATGATCAAAGCCCATCCTGGTGCATTTGATTCAATGCTACAATTGATCAAAGATATTAGAAACATGAAAGATCAAGTATACGCCGCATATAAAGGTCAAGGTCGACCAGAAATATGGGACACTGACGGTGAAGGATACGTTAGATACGCCGATCCCAAAAAGCATAAATATGGTAACATAAAGATTGTTCCAACAACGTGGGCACCTGGTAGAAAAGAATCATGAACTTAAGAGAATTATTTGAAGCAGGCGCATTAGCAACGCTAGCAGGCCCGGCAATAAACAGAGCCGCTAGAAGAGTCGCCTCCAAAGAAGTTGAAAAAGATGCTGGTGCTGTAGCTGTTCCGAGAGTTAACGCAAAGGCAGTTGCACAAGCTCAAGAAAAAGAAGAAAATTCTAAAGTTGCGGCAGCATTTTGCTTTGGCAGATTCAATCCTGCACATCAGGGACATGCAGGCGTATGGGACGAAGTGGCGGGTGTCGGGCATAAATGGTACATCGGTACCAATCCCACAACTATCGGGCCTAATGATCCTTTACCATTTAATGTTAAATCTGCATGGATGGAAGCTATCGATCCTAAAATTAAAGGGCATATTGTAGGTGAAACTAGCGTAGTTACCTTAGCATCTAAAATATATGCCGATATAGGTGAAGGTAATTATGTCAATTACGTAACTGACCAAACTGACTGGGCATGGAGTGGTAAACTTTTAAAACAATACAACGGCGTTAAGGGTCCTCACGGTTATTATAATTTTAAAGACATTCTTCATGTAGAAAGTCCTCGGGTTACTAGTGCTACTGATCTACGCAATGCGGCCCGAGCAGGAAACGAAAAATTATTTTATAAATTATCGGGAACAGATCCTAGTTTGACTGTCGGCGGTAAACGTTATTTTGAAACTGTTGCAGAAGCATGTGGTCAGCATCCTGAAAAAGTTAAAAAATCTAAATCAGTTAAAGAAACCAATCAGCTAATTCGACAAAGAAAGAAAGAATTAGTCGAAGCACAGCACTTGTCCAAAGTAGAACAAGAAGCTGGTATATTTGCCAAAAGATATGATAACATGGACACTTATTATGATATGTACCGTTTCGGAGTCGCAATCGCTGGCGGAGATGTGCATCCAGTAACCGGCGACGGACCTGTCTCAGATAGTCCTTCAGTATGGATGTATACTCAACAGGATGCTGACAAAGTTGCAAAAGCAGAGAAGCGTCAAGGCGTTAAAGGTACAACTATTATCGGCAAGGGACAGAGTAAAGAACTAGATTCGATCAATAAGAAAAGTACAACAGCATCTCGAAAACCAAATAAATATGGTGTATAATGGAAAATAACAAATATCATCTCTCAATCAAATCAGCATTTGCTAGTGAATATGCATTTGCTCTCAAAGCACAAAACTTCCACTGGAACACAGAAGGTGCAAGTTTTTATCAATTGCATTTGCTATTCGAACGCATTTACGATGAAGTGTATGGAGTTGTTGATCAATTTGCAGAAGAACTAAGAGCATTAGAAATTTATGCTCCGGCTAGCTATAGTAGATTTAGCATGTTATCAGCTATCGATGACGAGAATCAAGTACCGGATGAGCGAGCAATGGTTGAAGAACTATTAGCTGATAGTGAAAAGATGGCCGGAATATTTAAACTAATGTATGACATGGCTGAAGACGCCGGTGATCACGGTCTAAGTAACTTCTTTGCTGATCGTCAAGATCAACACAAGAAACACAGCTGGATGTTGAGAAGCACATTAAAATGAAACAATACAGGATCACTACTGAGCATTTAAATCAAGACAGTCAAGATGACTGCTATCTTGCTCCTACTGATCCTATACATGAAATTAAAGCTATACAACATTTAGCTGGATTGGGTGCAGATGCTAGATTGCACGAGCTACGAGTAAATCAAGGTAGTAACATTAGCGTAACCGGCAGTAATAAAGGTGAACTAATGCGCAAACATAATATTAAACCTGGTACTCCTGAATGGTTTAAATTATGGTTTAGTTTGCCCTATATGACTGGTGAGAAACCTGTAGGAAAATAATATGAAGATGAATGAATTAGATCAAAGCGTCAAGCAAGATGTAACAGAGGCTGAGAAGAAAGGTCTTTACTACTATGTAAACAAGCGCAAGAAAGCAGGTACCAGTAGATCTGCTAGTAGTCCCAAAGCTCCCTCAGCACAGGCGTGGAAGGATGCGGCCAAGACTGCCAAGAAGGAAGGTGTAGCGGAGGGGCGACGTAGTTACGATGATCTCCGTGATACCGGCTTTGGACGACCTGAAAGAGACATGAGCGATGAATCTAATTTGCTGTATATCTACAAGGATGGCAGAGTTAAACAACGCATGGTTTCAAATACCGTAGAACGTGAAGCTAGAGCAGAAGGTTTTAGAGATACACCTGAACAAGCATTAAAAATGCATGGCATTATTAAGAGTAAATTTAAACCGGGAAAATGGGTACAAAAACAAGGCGATAGCTGGTCCGAAGTATTCCCATTCGGCAATAGTAAAGAGGTAACGGAATCAGCTAGTGCAGGTGCTACAAGTAGTGCAAATATAGCTACAGTAGTCAATCCTGACCAAGCACACAGTAAAAAACCAGTAAAAAGCGTAAATGCGCTAGATCAAGACGAAGTTAGCTTGTTCGGTGCACCTATGGAAACAGTTAAAAACACAGCGGGTAAAAAAGCCGCTATCATCAAAAGACGATAAATATAATAAGATAAACGGAGTATACTCATGCCATTAGAATTAGACCAACCAACACCAGATATGTCAACAGATATGTCACAATCGACCGAGCAACCAATTGGATTAGACTCTGGCGAAGTAGATCGCGAAGGCGGAATGGCCAAGCAAGATCTAACAAAGATTGCATCATATGCAGAAAAATTAGATTCTAGATTGCAAGATACTGATCAACTAGAAGCTTGGGTACAGAAGAAAATTGCTGTGGCCGCTGAGAATCTAGCTTCAGTATATCATTATCTAGCTTATGAAATGACAGTTAATGAATATGCTGAATACTTAAGAAAAAATGGTCTATTAAGTGAAGGTGTAAATTCTCCAGCTGTGCGTAAGTTGATGGAAGCTAAGGCTAAGATCAAAGCACTTAAACAAGCTCAGATCGAAAAGAAAACTGAAAAGAAAGTTGCTGAAGGTGTTCTAAGTGGTGGTGAACGTCCTTGTACAGAGTGTGGTGGTTCTGGTATGGTTTATGAAGAGCCAAAAGCAATTCCGGATGCAGTTAAAGGCAAAGTTGCCAAATACAATACAATGATGAAAGCTACCAAGGCCGCTCACAAGCGTATGGATGCTAACCACAACGGTATTCTAGATGATGAAGAATTTGGAGAAGACTCAACTGATACAAAAACAACTACAAAGACTCAGCACGGTACAGCTACAGCAACGTTCGGTGCTGACGGCAAGCGTAAGGGCGTAGTTCACAAAGATGAACGCGAATACTCCGATGGTGGCGATGATATTGCCACAAATGCTAAATCAGGCAAAGGCACTAAGAGCCATGCTAAGTCACAATCGGCCGCTGAGAAGGAAGCCAAGGCTCCAGCACAAAAACAAAGTCCAAAGAGTGCTAAGACATGGGGCATGAAAGACAGCGAGAAGTTTGACAACAGAGACGGTGCTCCTGCTAAGCCAAAGAAAGAAAAAGAAGAAAAGACTGATGAAACATACGGTCAAGGTGTTTACGAAACTTCTATGCCAATGAAGAAAGTCAACGGCAAGAGTGTTCCAGCGTTTGCGGCAGATGGCAAGGGCAAAAATGATTTGTCAAAAAAGAAAGATGTTAAAGAAGCTGCCGCTATGTGGAATAGCATCAAAGAAACTACTGCCTATATTGCTGAAAAAGCAAAAGCCGCTAAGAAGAAAGAAAAAATTACAGATGAGAATTTAGTAGTAGTTCCAAACCCATCAGGTGCTAAAAGTGCAGATGATGCTAAGAAGCTTGGAGCAATGATGCCAGCGCCAGCAGGTAAGAAAGATCCAATTGCAACTAACGAATCAAGTGATTTTACACGTATGCAAGAACAACTAGCCCGGTTGAATCGCAACGAAACTAAAACTTCAATCAACGAAGGTAGTGAAGTTAACCGTTTACGTGCATTAACTAACCTATTCAAAGGTTAATATAATGGATTTAACAGTAAAAGGTTTACAGCTATCCGAGGCTATTCTACAAGAATTTGGCCTAGGAGAAGCTCCGTA